GGTGTTTCGTGCCGCGTTATTTTTTTAGCGTCAGAGGTTTAAGAGGGGTTATCATGCGAGATGATTTAAACAAGAAAGGAACGCAGGCGGGGCTAGCTCGTGTTGTGGGAATTACTCAGGAGGGGGTTAGTAAGTCGCACAAACAGTACTTAACGCCAGACGCTGACCTAGGCCAATGGGTTTTACAGTACTGCTCTAGGATGAGGGAGCAAGCAAGTGGACGCGGTGGTGGTGGGGTTTATGAGCTGACAGAGGAAAGGGCAAGACTCGCACACCATCAAGCGAACAAGACAGAATTAGAGGAGCAGGAATTAAGGGGGGATATGGTAAGAATAGGTTATGTCTCTGAGAAGTGGGCAACCGTTGGTAATAATTTAAAAAACAAGATGCGGGGACTTCCGCATAAGGTCGCTCATAAATTACAGGCGGCCACTGAGTATCAGGACGTGCTTGATATTTTAATAAAAGAAATAGACGAGGCTTTGATAGACTTAGCAGATGGCGAATTACTTAGCGGCACTCACGGACGCATTGCGTCGGACTCTGACACCGCCACCTAATTTCACGGTAAGCGAGTGGGCAGACGAAAAAAGAAAGTTATCTCCTGAAAGTTCGGCAGAGCCGGGCCAGTGGAAAACCGACCGAGCACCATATCAGCGAGGCATGATGGATGCCGTCAACGATACCAGTGTCGAGACCGTTGTTATTATGTCCTCGGCGCAGGTTGGAAAGACGGAGCTACTAAATAACGTTGTTGGTTTTTATGTAGATCATGAGCCCTGTCCTATTTTGCTATTACAGCCAACGCTTGAAATGGCGCAAACGTGGTCTAAGGATAGGTTGGCTCCAATGCTTAGAGATACCCCGGCGCTTAAAGGCAGAATTAAAGATGCCAAGAGCCGCAATTCTGGTAACACCATGCTTCACAAGACGTTTGAGGGTGGCCATATAACAATGGCGGGTGCAAATTCGCCAGCTTCTTTAGCGTCAAGACCGATAAGGATAGTTCTCGCTGATGAGGTTGACAGGTATCCGGTAAGCGCTGGCACAGAGGGCGATCCCGTAAGCTTGGCAAGAAAAAGAACAAACACGTTCTGGAATAAGAAAATTATACTAACCTCTACGCCTACAATTAAAGGCGCGTCGAGAATCGATACTGAATTTCAATTATCTGACAAACGCTTTTTTAACGTACCCTGTCCGCATTGTGATCAACTGCAAAAACTAACGTGGGCAAATGTTATATTTGACAAGGAAAACATAAAAGATACTTACTATGCTTGTGTGAATGGGTGCGTTATCGATGAGGCTGAAAAAATAGGGATGCTGCTCAAGGGGGAGTGGATAGCTGAGGGTGAGTTTAATGGTAGAGCAGGGTTTCATATTTCAGAGTTATATTCGCCTTGGCGCAAATGGCGGGAGGTCGTAAAGGACTTCCTAGAAATGAAGGATAACCCCGAAACACTAAAGACGTGGACTAATACGGCGTTGGGCGAAGTGTGGGAGGAGAAAGGGGATGAGGTCGATCACGAAAAACTTTTAAACCGCGTCGAGAGCTATGATTCGGATTCTTTGCCAGATGATATACTGTTAATAACGGCGGGAGTTGATGTTCAAAAGGACAGGTTAGAGGCTTTATCGTATGGATGGGGTGAAGAGTTTGAGCAGTGGGTTATAGAGCATAAGATATTTTGGGGTGATACAGCCGCGAGAGATGTTTGGCGTGAGCTAGATGAATGGCTATTAAAACCTTATCAGTGCGGACAGCACCAGCTTAAAATAGCGTGTACGCTTGTTGACTCTGGATTTAATACGGATCATGTTTATAATTTTTGCAAGCCTAGACAGGGGCGGCGAGTATTTGCAATCAAAGGGTCATCAAATTATTATGCGCCTGTAGCATCAAAGCCAGTTCAGGCAGGAAGGCAGAGGGTGCAATTGTATTCTATTGGTACTGATACTGCTAAGGATACGATACTGCTATCATGGCTTAATAATGACGATTATGGGCAAGGTTACATACATTTCCCTCATACTTGTGACGAGGAATATTTTAAACAATTGACGGCAGAGTTTAGAAAGTCTGAATTTACAAAAGGCGTTAAGCGCTTCAAGTGGGTATCAAAAAGAGAAAGGAATGAAATTTGCGACTTGCACGTGTATAATTACGGGGCATACGCAGTGTTGGAGCCTGACATTGGCGCGATAAGTCAAAGAAGGCAGCCAAAAGAACAGCCTGTTATTGAGCAAGCCTCAACCATTAGGCGACCTAAGCCAGTTAGAAAGCGCAGGAATTGGGCGACAGATATATGATTAATAAGTTTGATTCTGCAAATTATCCCGAAACCGTGCCCGATGATTTAACTATTGGCTCTAGGTGGGCATGGAAAAACACAGGCATTACAGAAGTTTACCCAACATCTTTGTACACGCTGAGATTTGTTTTTTCACTTCAAGAGTCTACACAGACACCAATATCTATAACCGCAGCCAAGACCGGTGCGGCTCATATTGTAGAGGTTAGTCAATCCACCACATCAAATTATTCAAACGGACTATACCTCTGGAACTCTATCATCATAAGAGATTTGGACTCTGAGGAGGTTGTTATAGGTGAGGGCTTTACAAATTTCGGTTATGATTTAACCGCTTTGACTGGCGACTCTCGCTCACACAATTATAAAGTGCTTCAAGCCATTAATGCCACTATTGAAAAGACGGCAACCAAAGAGCAGGAATCGTATTCTATAGCTGGCAGGTCTTTAAGTCGTCGAAGCATAACAGAGTTAATGATGCTGAAAAATGAGTATGAGCAGCTTTGGAAAGAAGAGTTGAAAGCCATAAAGCGTAAGCAGGGTATAGCCACTAATGACCGCGTACAAATTAAGATGGGCGCTTAAGCATGGGTTTATTTGATCGATTTAAGAAAAAGAATACGCCAGCAAGCCATATCATGCAGAAAAGCGGATTTTTTAGCTCAATAACTCCCCGCGTTTTAAGTGGATGGGAGTCGTCGTCGCATTCGATAGATTACTATTTAAAACAGGATTTGGTAAATTTAAGGGCTAGATCTAGGGCTTTAGTAAGAAAGAACCCATACGGAAATCGCTTTATTGATGTTATAAAGTCAAACATTGTTGGGCCGGAAGGTGTAGCGGTATCTGCGCAGAAATCTAATTCAGCGGGCAAGCCAGATAAGCGGTCTAATGATGCTGTTGAGCGTGCGTGGAAGGATTGGTGCAACTTTAATTGTGACGTTAATAAGCGCGCCTCTTTTGTTGAATTTCAGCAAATGGCTATATCGTGCGCTGCCACTGATGGAGAATTCATTTTTGAAAAACGCTATACGGGCAAATACGGGTTTCAGTTAAAGTCTATTGACGCTGAATTGCTTGATACAGATAAGCATACCGTAGTTAAGGGCGGCGAGATTAGATTGGGTATTGAGTACAATAATAGCGGCGACATTGTCCGGTATTGGTTTAGAGAAAAAAATCATAATGGTGATTATAGTTCTGGTAGAAGTTACTCAATTAAAGCCTCGAATATTATCCACTGCTTTGTACCTAAATTCCCAGACCAGTCAAGGGGTATTCCGTGGACTCATGCGGCCCTAGAAGCTACTAAGCACTTAGAAAAGTATCAGGAAGGCGCAATAGTTAACGCTCGCGCCTCTGCAAATACGTTTGCCGTATTATCGTCCAAAGGCTCAGATCAGTATACTGGTAGCGAGGAAGGTACGGCGGGGACGCTGGAAAATGTTGATGCGGGCGAGATATTAGATATTGGTGACAGGGAATTACAGAGCCACAATCCTAGTTACCCTCATCAAATGTTCGATGCTTTTATCAAAACCAATTTACGTTCAATCGCTTCGGGGTTGGGCATCTCTTATCATTCTTTATCTAATGACCTCGAAGGTGTAAACTACTCATCTATAAGGGCGGGCGTTCTTGAAGATAGGGAGCTGTTTAAGTTTTATCAAAACTGGCTTATACGCTCTTTTGTTCGCCCTGTGTTTAATGAGTGGCTTGGCATGGCCTACATTAGCGGTCAAATTTTATTAAATGGTGGCTCGCCAATATCTGAGCCGCTAGAAAAATATAAGGTCGCAAGCTTTCAGGCTAGACGATGGGGGTGGGTTGACCCGCTCAAGGATATGAAAGCTAATCAAATGTTTATAGATGAGCGATTAAAGTCACGGACTCAGATAATGAGAGAGCAGGGTGATGACCCTGAGTCTGTTTGGGCAGAGATTGCGAAAGAGCAAGAAATAATGCAAAGTATGGGTATTAACAAAACCGAAGAAAAGCCTAAAGAGGGCGTTACTGATGAGTAAAAAAGGCATAGTAAGCCAGAAATATGACCGTTCATTCGCTTTAGAAAAGCGTGCAATTGACGAGGAGGCGCGAACGGTTGAGCTGGCTTTTTCAAGCGAGGAGCCTTACGAGCGCTTTTTTGGAATGGAAATTTTAGATCATAATCCGCAAAGTCTGAGACTTGATCGCTTGTTAAGCGGCGGCGCGGTGCTGGTCAATCATGATACCAATGATCAAATTGGTGTTGTAGAGAGTGCTAGAGTCGATAGTGATCGCGTTGCGAGAGCTGTTATCCGCTTTAGTAAAAGCAATAGAGGTCAAGAAATCTTTCAAGATGTTCTCGACGGAATTCGTCAACTTGTATCAGTGGGTTATAAAATACACAAATATGACGTAACTGAGCGAGCAGGTTTGCCGGATGAAGTTAAAGTGACAGATTGGGAGCCTTACGAAATTTCTGTTGTATCTATACCGGCAGACTCCAGTGTGGGTGTTGGTCGTGAAATGAATTTAGAGCCAGTTGAAGCAATAGTTGAAGCTGAAAAACCTATTATTGAGGAAAAGAAAATGACAGAAGAAATTAAAACAGAAGTGCCTGTATTCGACGAGAAAGCAGAAAAAACCCGCATTCGCACCGAAGAATCTAAACGCATGGATTCTATCAAATCATTGTGTGATACTCACGATTTGCCGGAATTGAGTCGACAGGCTGTAAGCGAAGGTATGAGCATCGAGGAAACTTGCCAAAAAGCACTAAAGCTAGTCGGTGATCGCAACTCTAAAGCCCGTGAAAACCAAACCGTCGAAGCAAATGTCGATTTAAGCAAAAAAGAGCAATCAAGCTTTTCGTTTATTCGCTTAATGGACGCAATGTCAAACCCTAATGATCGTGCTGCACAAAAACGCGCCGGTTTAGAGCTTGAAGTTTGCGCAGATGCTGAGTCACAAATGCCAAGCGGCTTTAACGCTCGCGGCGCTTATATTCCCTCAAATGTTTTTGAGCGTGATTTGACAGCGGGAACGGCCACAGATGGTGCCGAGTTAGTTGGGACTAACTTGCTATCGGGTAGTTATATCGACGTATTGCGTAACAATATGGTTGCTTTGCAAGCTGGCGCAGTTATGTTGCCGGGCCTTGTTGGTAATGTAGACATTCCGCGTCAAACTAGCGGCTCAGCATCGACATGGATTAGTGCAGAAGATGGGGACGCGACAGAGAGCGAGCCACAATTCGATACAATATCGCTAACCCCTAAAGATTTAGCAGCTTACACTGAGGTTTCACGCCGATTAACTCAGCAGTCTACACCGGCTATTGAGGGTTTGGTTAGAAATGATTTATTTCAAGCTATTGCTTTGGGTCTTGACTCTGCTATCTACTACGGTGGCGGTGCGTCTGGCGTTCCACAGGGTATTGATGGTGCAACTGGTGTGGATGACCCTACATTTGCAAGTGCCACGGCTCCTACATACGCAGAAATGCTAACCCAAATGGCTACCTTGTTGGCGGCTAACGGTGCGGGCGACCTTACCTATATTGGTTCACCTGCATTTTGGAATTCAATGATGAGTACGCCTAAGCAGGGTTCTGGCGTTGAAGGTAACTTTATCTCTACCGGCTCTGACATTCTTGGGCGTAACTTTTTAACAAGTTCTCAGCTAGCGGCTAATGACTTCGTTTTGGGTGACTTCTCTCAAGTCTTAGTTGGCGAGTGGGGCGGTATTGAGTTAAATGTTGACCCTTACACGCATTCATTGAAAGGTAAGACACGTTATGTAGTATTTAAAACGTGTGATTTAGCTATTAGACAACCTGCTAAATTCTCTTTCCATAACGCGGCATAAGAAAAAGGTTAGCCCTCAGTAATGGGGGCTAAATTTATTATGAAAGTAGAAATATTGGTCGGCTGCTATGTAGACGGTAATGCTTGCAAAGTTGGCGACATTGTAGAAACAAAAAGCGGTAATCTTTTGATTGGAATGAATAAAGCGGTTATTGCAAAAGATAAGCCAAAGAAAGTAAAAGCTCCAATGAATAAAAAGGTTGATGATTTTGAAGTTCGTTAAGTCGTGCACGGCTGATGGTGTTAAGTATAAAAAAGGTGATGAGCCTAAAAATATACGAAACACTACGCGCGCCAAGTTAATCGACAGAGGACTACTAGCCGAGGTCAAGAAAGATGACGTTAAGCCTGATTGATGATTTGGATGAAATCCTAGCCGAGGATGATCACGGCATTTTTTATACTCATGAGGGTATAGAATATCAGGGCATTTTTAATAAAGAATTTTACGAGCAAGATGTTGGGACTGCGGGGATAGCATCGAGTGAGCCTGTTTTATATGCTAGCAGCAGGGATTCTTCAGATATAGAAATAGATGACAATATCAATATAGCATCTAAAACTTATACGGTTGTGCATAAAGAGCCGGACAATCAAGGTCTAATTAGGATTACTCTGAATGGCTGATCATGTTCGTTCGCAAATAAGAGAAGAGATATACAGCCTTTTAAAAAACCTTTCCCTTACTGGATGCAGGGTTTATAAAAATAGGGTTTACCCTATCGCTGATTTGCCGGGCATTATTATTTATAATGGCAATGAGGAAAGCGAGCAGGATATAATTGGCGCTAGAAATTTTGCCCGAAACTTTGAGATAAAGATCGAAGGCTATGCAAAGTCTGACGATGATTTGGACGAGATCGCAAAAAAGGTTGAGGCCGCTTTAACTGATCAAACATTAGGTGGATTATCAAAAGATTTAACGCTAATTAGCTCTGAGTTTGACTTTTCAGACGGTGAAGAGCCGAGCGGCGTTATTACAATGACGTATTTAATAAATTATAGAACTACACTTAACGCGCCAGATATAGCGCTATAGGAGAAGAAAAATGGCTACACATGCAGGTAATGAAGGCGCAGTATATATTGGCGCAAACCAGATAGCCGAGGTTAAAGGTTATTCTTTCGATATCACGCGAGATGTTACGGAAGACACCGTTATGGGGGATGATTTTAAAACCTATAAGGGTACTCTTGGCGATGCTACAGGTTCGATTGATTGTTTTTGGGATGAAACCGACACCAGCGGGCAAATAGCGCTGACACCGTCAACAACTGAGGTCACTTTAAATCTTTATCCAGAAGGAAACACCACGGCGGATAGTTATTATACCTGCACCGCGATTATAACTGGATTAAGTATATCAGGTGCCAATGATGGTATGGTTGAGGCTTCTTTTAGCTTTCAAGCGACAGGTGGCATTTCTCTAGCAGTGGTGGCGTAACATGAGCGCAATACAGCAGTTAAGAGCCAGATATTCCGCAAAAGAGAGCCGGTCTAAAACCTTTTTTGAGGGTGAGAACGCAATAGAAATATCGTGCGCCCCTATCACCGTTTTTGAAAGTGATAAAATCAAAAAATTATCCAAAGGCTCGGATTTTCTTTATTGCGTCGAGCTTATTTATCTTAAGGCTCTTGATTCAAAAGGCGATCGTTTATTCCCGACGATGGTAGAAAAACAGTTATTGCTTAAAAACGTCCTAGCTGATGATGTTGCGGAAATAGCGACGTGGATTAGCTCTAGCGACGAAATAGAGGACGACGAAAAAAACTAATCGGCGGCCATGAACCAGATAAAGTCTATGGGGTGGCCGCTAGACTCCACCAACCGTTAAGCGTTATTTTTGATATGACTTTAGACGAGCTTTCTGGTTGGATTTATTATTTTGGGTTAGATGATGTCAAATAAAAGAATTAATTATAAAATCACCGCCGAAAATAAAACTCAAAAAGCGTTCGCTGGTGTTCGTAAGTCAGTTGACGGTCTCGCAAAAGTCGGTGCCGTAGCCGGTGCCGCTCTTGGCGCAAGTATGGTTGCCGCCTACATGGTGGCATCAAAAAGAATAGATAAGCTAGCAAAAACCGCAAACGCCTCAGGATTTGCAACCGAAAACCTCGCCTCATTACAATATCAAGCCGACCTATCCGGCGTATCAATGGAAAGCCTAAACTCTTCAATGATTCGTTTCACGAAACGGATGGGGGAAGCTGAGCAGGGCACCGGCGCTGCTAATAAGATGCTTGATAATATGGGGCTTAGTACTGCGGAATTCTTTAAGCTTCAACCGGCAGAGCAATATAAAATAGTTTCAGATCGCATAGCTGGCATGTCCACCGCTCAAGAAAAAGCGGCCGTTTCGGCGGCATTCTTTGGCCGTGAAGGCATCATGATGGTTAACATGTTGAACGAAGGTTCGGCAGGGTTTGCGGAAGCGGCAGCGGAAGCCGAATTATTTGGTTTAAACATATCTAAATTAGACGCGTCAAAAATAGAAGCCGCCAACGATTCTATGACCCGCGTTAAGTCAATATTTCAAGGTGTAACTAATCAGATCGCGATACAGTTTGCGCCAGTAGTAGGGGCGCTTGCCAATCTATTCGTGGAAGCCACTAAATCTGCTGGCGGGGTTGGCCCTGTAGTGCAGAGCATGGCAGAAAAAGCCACAAAAGCTCTGGGGTTTCTTTCGGACATGGGGCGCGGTCTAAATGTAGTGTTTTTGGGCTTAAGGCAGGTTGTAGCCGAAATAACAAACGGATTGGTTCAATTAGTTAGTGTTATTGGCGGCTTTGGTGCTGGCATAGCTGAAAAGTTAGGTTTTGATGTTTCGGGTATCCGAAAAATAGAAGAGTTTGGCGAGTCTTTTAAAGCCACTACTGAAATGATGAGGTCCGAGCTTCAGTCCAAGCTTTTAGAGCCTATGCCGTCCAGCACAATAAAAACTTTTGTTGATGACTTTCAGTCTAAGTTTGATAATGAGATATCAGCAAATAAAAGCGGGGGGGGATTAAAGTTAAACCCGTTAGGGAAGGATGGTAATGATGATGATAATTTTTTAAGGAAATTTGAAAGGGTAAGCGATAGATACGCAACAGAAGAGGAGATGCTAAGACAAAGCTATACCCGCCGCCAAGGAATTATAGACGAGGCCAAGAATCGAGAAATAATTTCTGAGGATAAGTGGCAAGCGCTATCGACAAAAAACCATAATGAGTATTATGATAACCTAGATTCTTTATCGGATGCTCAAAGCCGCGCCAATCTAGCTGCATTGTCTGGCACCTTCGGTTCTATTGCTGGAGTGATGAAAGAGGCGAAGGGCGAGCAGTCAAAGTCATATAGAGCCATGTTTGCTGCTTCACAAGCGTTTGCAGCGGCTGAGGCTGGCGTTAAAATAGCACAGGGCATTGCTAGCGCATGGTCGTTAGGGTGGCCAGCGGGAATAGGGGCGGCGGCTGGCGTTGCTTCCAATACGGCGGGCTTAATTTCATCGATAAAAGGTCAAAATATGGCCTCTTTTGAGGGCGGCGGCAGCACTGGAAATGGCATAAGGGCGGGAGGCATGGATGGTAAGGGCGGAAAGCTTGCCATGCTTCATCCTAATGAAAAAGTCACCGACATGGAAAAAGGCGGCGGCGGTAATAATATTGTGATTAACAATTATTCCGGTGAGAAGGTTCAAGCGCTTACAAGAAAGGATATTATTGAGATAATTGTTGGCGAAAACGGCGACTCAACCTCACGAAGCCGGAGGGCTTTACAATCATCGTCTAACGTTAAAGCTAGGGCTTCATAATGGAGGTTTGGCCGGATTACATGCCACGTTGGGAGGTTGGCTATTCGTCGGCGTATAAAAACGCGGTCGTGAGGTCTTCAATCCCCGGAAAGACCACCCAAAGACGCGTTTCATACAGAAACAGCGAAATAGTATCTGCGAGCCTAGTTTTATCAAGCACAGAAAAGGCTATTTTTGAACATTTTGTTCAAGACTTGTTAAATGATGGTGCTGATTGGTTTTTGGGTCATGTTTTTAATTCTGGCGTAGTTGAAGATGGAAATGTTAGGTTTGTTTCGGGGGCATACAGTGCAGCGCCTTTATCAACTTTTTTATGGAAAATTAGCGCAAATATAGAGATAAAACGTGCCTAGAAAATATCTGCTCTCTCAATACAGCCATACTTATTCCCCTGATGTTAAGGTCAGTGAATTTTCAACATTGAATAGAAGGCAGCGGGCTATATTCCCGAAGCGAGACACAATTTTTAATGTTTCGGAGCGCCTAACCTCGGCAGAATTTGCCGATTTTGAAACGTGGGTTAATATAACGCTCAACGGTGGGGTTGACCCTTTTACGGGTGAGTATTGGGTTGGCGACGCAGAGGAAACCGGCACATTAATAATAGTAAATGGCGCCTATTCTTTTGTTTATGAGTCGCCTAACGTGATTACTGTAAGCTACCAGCTAGAGCTAAAAAATAGAAGTATGGTCGATGGCGAAAGCATAAAAGGTTTATTCGATGATAGCGCGCTATTAAGGGAAGAGTCATATTACAATCAGTTTAATATTTTAGTAAATGAGAACAATTTCGCATGACCATTGCTCAAGCTTACGCCTCGGCATCACAAACACCCCTTGATACTATCGAGATAACGCATAGCGGCCTAACTGGTGGGGTGCAGCGTTTTGTGTCTGGGTATACTGATAGCTTTGCGACGCTAGAAGACTCCAGTGTAGTGAGGTTTACCGCTATTGGGGCGAATATAAAACTACCAGATCGTGGCACTGACGGCGGGCAATCGATACAATTTGGCTTTGACAATACGTCAAGAGTGCCATCAAATGAGATTAAATCGCTGATTAACGCATCTAGATCATCGAAAGAATCGCCCACTTTAAAATATAGGGCTTATTTACCCACGGATTTAACGACTATCGCGGCTGGGCCTTACTTGTTTCAGGTTAAAGCATCGCAAATGAATAGGCGGCAGGTCGTTATTACCGCCTCGTTTTTTCAGATAGGTAATATGGCTTGGCCTTACAGGAAATATGACCCTGACAAATACCCCGGCGTTAGGTATGCTTAAATATTTAATATGGCAATACAGGGACGACAATAATTGTTGGGATTATGTGAGGTATTGGCTTAACAAGGAGTTTAAGGTACCGATGGACGAGCTGCCAAAATACGGCATCCTATCCGGTAGAGAAAGAGGCCACTTAAGCGTCGATAATTATTGCCATGAGTCTGGGCCGGTCAACGGTGCCATTGCCTGTAAATACAGGCGAGGGCATTTGTATCACGTTGGCATCGTGATTTGTGGTAAAATTTTACACGTTAGAAGCTTAAAAGCTGGCGTGTCAAAAGATACGCCACAACAGTTTAACTCTGCTGGAAATGTAAAATATTATGCTCATAGAAGTTTACGATAAAGTCGGCGTTTTACTGTCTGCTCATAAGCACGACGGAAGCTTAACCGATTTTATAAAAGCAGAAGCTGGTGAAAATTATATTGAGCATTTTAAGCCTTATACCGCCACACTGAACGGTATCGAATACCCGCACGATGATCACGATAAAATATTAAACGGCTCTGATGTTGTTGTTGTTGTTTTGGAGCCAGCGTTTGACCCTGCAACATGGGTTGCAATCATTATCGCTATAGTGTCTGCTGCTTATTCTTATTATGTAACATCAAACCTTGAAGACTACTCATCACCTGAAAAGCCAAACTCAATATATGAGTCAAGCGTAAGAGCCAACAAGGTTAAGCCTAACCAGTTGGTTAGAGAAGTGGCTGGGTCAATCCCTATTTTTCCTGATTATATCTGCCCCCCTCGGCGGCGGTTTGAAGATAACATCGAATATATTTATTTGATGCTATCCGTTGGGGTTGGGTATTTTGATATAAGTTCAAGAAATTTATTTATAGCTGATACCCCGATTTCAAATTACCCCGGCGATATTGAGTTAGAAATTTTTGAGCCGGGCGATACAGTGAGCGGCAATATAGCGCACCAAAACTGGTATCAAGCGTTAGACGTTAGCAGCCTTTCGCTAAAAACAACTTTCGATCAGCCTAGTGGAAATTGGAGTGCGATTTTTACAGCACCCGACACTATACAGTTTTTTGTCGATTCAGTGGCCGTTGCCTTTCCTTTCGATGTCGGTTCGATATTATTATTTAGTGATGCCAATATAGCCGCAAATGAACGGTTTATGAGGGTAGAAACTATATTAACCACGACCGCAACTGATGACACTATCACCGTTACCATTGTTGACCCTGAGACCGTTACGGTGGGTTATGATTCGCAAACAATCTACAATGGGGACTCGGACGATACTTTTGTGTTAACTCCAGTTTTGGGGACTATTTATAATGACACCACCGACGTTTTAACGTCCGATACTGAGGCGGCTATAGAATGGAGGGCTGAGCTTGGGGGGGTGAATTGGGAGGGGCCGTTTACACTTTGCCCCTTTGGTCAAAATGCAACCGCATTCGAGTTTGAAGTTAGATTTCCTAGAGGTATAGGTTTTTTAAATAATAACGGTGGTTTTAGCTCTAGGACAGTTGATATCGAGGTTCAATACAGGGAGTCTGGGCTAGGCGGCGACTGGCTGACCGTTCCGGCTACCTCATACACAGACAATACAAATAATGAGCGCGGCTATACTGTAACTCAATCCTTGGCCTCAAGTTATAACCCAGAGGTTAGGTTTCGCCGAATAACTGACGATGCGACAAGCACAAAGCAGTTAGACGAGGTTGAAATAACGAGAGTAAAGGCACTTTTGGAAAGTGCGACAAGTTACTCAGACGTTACAACTATAGCCCTAAGAATAAGGGCCACCAATGCGCTATCTAGAACGGCTGAGAATAGGCTCGCCATTGTTGGTGCAACAAGAAAATTACCGACTTTGGCCGAGATTGAAGCACTAGCATCAAGCGGTACGCCATACAGTTTAACTGCTGAAAATACGGCAACAACAAACTATTATTCAATGGATGATGCGGCTTTTTTAAATGCGAGGCCGGTTGATCTTTGGGTAAGCGGGACGGCAACATCAAACCCACTCGGGGCATTTTTTAGTGATAGTGGGCTTAATTATTATGTAGCACTTTCTAATTTTGTTGATTCAGAGACCGTTATCACTTCATATCCGTCAGCCTCCCCTTATGATGTAAGTTCGATTGATTTTTCAAACCCTACAATATCGCCAGCATTTACTAGTACGATTGATAAAGTTATTGATGTTTTTGATGGCGGGACAAAGCTGCTAGTTATGGAAAATCAAATTGTATACGTTTATTTGATGAGCGTTGCTTATGATGTGAGTTCGGTATCAGTAACTCCATCTCAGATATTCAGCGATGTCCCCATTTCCGGCGAGATATTTTGTAGAATTCTAGGTGATAAGCTATTTATTCTTATTGGCTCTAGCGCTATTCGTCAGTACACGATGAGTACGTTAAATGATGTTTCTACAGCTTCTTACGATTCCGTTAGTCTTGATATATCTGGATATTTTACAGTAAGCCCGGCAGTTGATGAGTTTTTCATATCGGATAGCAAGCTGATTTTGTTTGACTCTTTTAGAAATGCTTTTGAGCTTGATATTGTTGGTGGTGATTTATCCTCTGTAACCGATAGCGGCGGCAGGTATGTTTTTCCCGTCGTACTTGATAGCTTTTCTTTTAACCCTGACGGGTCAAAAATGTTTGCTGTTAGCTATCCTGAAGAGAATTTTATATTAGGTGGTGACGTACACACATACGCATCAACCACAGTTGTTGATAGCCGCTCCACTAGCGAAATAGGCCGTTTCATGGGTTATATGCTTTACGATAGAATCGGTAATGATTTGGCCGAGTATGTTGATTGGTCGGAATTTGCAGCGTTTGACACTTTGACTCAGGCTAGAGGCGACACCCTTAATGCTGAGTTTGCCAATGAGTCTACAGTATGGGACGTTTCAAAGTTAATTTTGTCTACTGGTTACGCTGAGCCAACGATTAAAAACGGCAAGATGACACCTGTTAGAACGGCAGCGGGTACAGATTACAGCCATTTATACACGCCCGATATTATGATGGGCGAGGGTGTGACAACGGTTGCTGAACACGACAGCACAGAGGAGCCAGACGGAATAATCGTGGAATACTTGAATAATGAAACCGGAATCAACGAAACTGTTAATGCTTTTTTGGCTGGCGACAATGGGATTAGAACCAAAAAAATACAGGCCTTTGGTATTACTGGCCGTACTCAGGCTTGGCGGTTTGGTATGCGAGAGCGTGAAAGAGAGCGCAACAGGCCGCGCGAATATTCCTTTACTACAGAAATGGACGGACTAAATTCGTTTTATGGTGACGCTGTAGGCATTGTCGATGAGCTAGATGCGCCACAATTCGGAAAGGTAACGGCGGTTTCTGGCGCTACAATTTCAACCGATCAAATATTAACTTTTTTGGGTAGTGATTTAGCATTTTTCAGGGATGACGAAGGCGTATGTTATGGCCCATTTAGCGTATCGGCTGGCGCTTCACCCAATCAAATAACGCTTGATAGCCCATCATCCTTAGGCTTTACTTTTGGCGATTATGATGTCTTATTCAGCATGGGAACGACAGATCAGGTAGTAAAACGCGCTATAATACGAAATATACAGCCTAGCAGTGACAATACGTGCGATATTGTCTGTGAGGAATACATAGCCGCAATATATCAACATGACGACTTGGAGCCGAGTTAATGCCAGCACCCACTTTAACACAATTGAATGAGGCCGAAACGGACATCAATTCCCTTGAGGACTTTATAAATAACCCGGTCCCCGGACTTGTAACTACTAGGACCGGGTTGCAATACCCAAACCTATTAAGCGTTACTCAGTCAGTTATTGCGGGAGCCGCCACTGGTGTTGGTTATGATAATTCAGCATCTAACTTATCATCTATAAACGTGCAGGCAGCGCTTAGAGAGCTTGAGCGTGGTGCTCTTCGTGTTGATGATTACGCAGAATTGCGGCTGTTAAGTGTAGCGGGGCTAACTGATGGCGACTCTGTTTTAGTAACTGATGCCGGTATAGCCGGAATGTTTACGCTGAGAAATGTATCAGCCCACGGCCTAACCGACAACGGCGGAACTATTATTATTATAGATGCTGATTGGTATGCTGAGAGGGTTTACAGTGGGGCAGTTTATGTTTCATGGTTCGGTGCGGCTCTTGATGGTGTCGCAGATGACACAGTGCCAGCGCAAGCGGCTATAAATATGCTTGGACGTGTCATATTTGATGAGGGTATATGCAGAACCACAGCAACTTTAACCGTTCCGGCAGAGGTAGAGATTATCGGTGTTGGACGCAGGGGTGGAACAGGAACCTCTATCATTCTAGCGGAGCATACAGGCAATGCGGTTTTAAGTATTACCGGCTTTACCCATGCTAAAGTTTCTGGTATTTATATAAAAACTGACGATACAACATATCCCAAAACAGGCCTCCTGTTAGGTCGAACCTCTGCGGCCAGTGCGGGGCATCATAATTTTGATTATATAAAAGTTGAGGGTAGATTTAGCGTTGCGCCGATATACTCTATAGCGTCTGAGGTTAATACATGGAGCGATATTTATGTATTAAATAAAGCAGGCACAACGTCTAAATATTGCTTTTACACCAGCACGGCAGATGATTTAAGTGTTGCAAGCTTGACGTCATCCACTAACCTTGTGTGCACATTTACAAGCGCCTACTTTATCAACGAATCGACAGACCCAGATGCAGCGTGTATTTATATAGAATCTGACGAAAGTATGGGGAGCTGGAATTGGTATAACGCATACTTAATTCCGTTTGCTGGCTCTTACGTCCATATAAACAATGCTACTGACGCACAAGCCTTAGGGCCATACGCATTTTACGGTCTTAACGGAGAAAGGTTATCTGGTGGAGACCCTATGTACGGGGTGAGAATCACTAATAACCCCGCGCTTGGCAATTTTGTACTTCATGGCTTGACTATCGTAGGCAATAGGTTTGACTTGCTTGCAATTGACACAACCACAGGGAGCGATAATACTTCAACAGCTGCGGCATTTATGACAAATACATCAGCCTCATATACTGTTAACGAATTTGTTGACATGATCATCGAAAACGAAACAGATCAAAGTTACGCTCTTATAACTGCAAACACAGCAACAACGATTACAGGAACCTTAAGGGGTGGCACGAGTAACAATTGGGATAGTGGCGACACTTACACAATTTACGATAAATACAGCATATTTATTGATTCTAACGTAACGCTTACACAGCCAAACGTGGTCATGCAATCGGCTGAAGCCTTTCCATACGCTATTAATCAATACAGAAGAAACAATATGAAGGGCGGTTTGTTTAGCGTTGGGCGTGATAGCGACTGGATAACTCCAACACTTTTAAATGGTTGGGTTAATTCTGTGGGCGCTCCAGCAACGCAGGTTGGGATTAGTCTTGACGCGTCAGGAAATGTGCAATTAAGGGGGCTTGTGAGCGGGGGAACGGGCACTATATTTGTTATTCCTCACCGTATGAGGCCATACCGTAACCTTTATATTACAACCTCCGGAAATGGTGCTTATGCACGATTATTAATCACCGCCGCCACCGGCGCAATCACTGTACAGGCGGGAGCTGGCCCACAGATTGATTTAAACCCAATTAGCTATAGGACTGGAATTTAATTAGGTTAGGGGGATAACGCCCTTAATTGAGCGCTACATTAATTTTCATACCGTCACTGTGCTTCATCACCATTGATCTAGTAGTGGGCGATACCGGCTCTAATCCGTGTATTCGCTCCAACTTTCTAAATATGGCTTTCATTATATTTGAAACCGCTTGATGAGTTACGCCAAGCTTCTCAGCTATTTTAACTTGAGACATGGGATTGCACCCATTTACTAAAAACTCAAAATAGGCTTCGTCTACATTTGCGCCTAATCTTTCCGAAACTATATCTTTCATTACTTACTCCATGATCTAAAATTATAAATGCTTATATGAATCTAGAGCGCCAGCGCTGGCGTTATTGCATGTACGAAGGGCGCACTCCATATTAATAACCGCTGTTTCTAGCTCGCTGAGCCTTTCTACCATTTCACGAACAAGCAATGCGGATATCGTCATGTTCTCGCCGTAAGCGCTATCAATGGCCTCTCTGTATGCGCTTTGTATGCCAACTATCGTTTTCATTGCTTCATCCACCCTGTATCCGTTAACATTTTAGGTATTGATTGATCGCGAGTCCGATCAATCCGTGACACATTCTTGGGCAATACCGTAGCCTCAAATTCTGCCATTGTTTCTCGAGATAAAGCATTCTTTGCATAGGGTAGGTTTATACCGTCCCACCCTTTGCTTACAGTCCAATCTATTAACTCAGTTGGGGACATACCTACTTCATGCGCCCTTAATGCCATGCACATGGCTTGATTGAATGCTCTTTGTGTCAACGGCTTACCTTTGTTGATTCGATGCTCTACGTAGCTTTGAGCAGCTTCTAGCTCTATCTCAATGTCCAACCCGGCGTAGTCAATCTTTGTAGCCTTCTTCATTGGCCGACCCCTCTTTATTATCTTTTTTATCAAAGTGATCATTTAAAGATGTAGACACATACCATGTCTGCGTTCTGCCTTCTTTTTTTGCTCTTGATTTTAATCTAGATAAAAGTTTTTCTTCTAACCTAAATGCTACTTGTTTTTTCATAAAATTCCCGTCATTTATATTAATTTTATTTGCTTGCTTTCCTTCTCATTTTTTTCTGAAAGAAGAATTTGCGCCCAATTTGACTTTTCTTGGCTGAAACCAAGCTCTTTAAAATTAAGATCATTCTTTAAAATACATAAAGCTATTTTTCTATAGCTAGGAACCTTAAGTGTTGACTCAAGCTTTTTTGGGGCGCTATCTGGAATATCATCAAAGTAACATCTGTTTATCCACATCTCTCTGTAAGAGCTTATCTTTTGAGTAGCGCTTTTCCCAAAAAGCGATTGCTCTATCAGCTTCTCTGTTCGCCAATGTCCGTTGCTCATCTGTTAAGTGCCCCCATGCTTCTCTAGTTATGCTTTCAGGGCAATTAATCGCCATTGCCACCGCCGCGTGGCCTATCCATGCTCTTCTATTGCAAGAAAAGTCAGTAAGCCAGTTCTCGCACGATACCGGCCACTTCTTAACTACAAGAATCATGAATCTGCCATACTTCACGTGATCGCTAGTAAAAACTATTGCTTTTTTTAAGTAACTTTTTTTATTGTTTACGCTAGACCACATCTTGGTATCCATTTCTTCCCAGTCTAAATAATGCCTATACACTCTCTTAATTTTCATTAAGTTCAGCTTCCCATGATTGACTAAAGTCAGTATTCTGAAAAAGAGCGGCAACTCCAGTTATCTGCTTTAGACGTAAAAGCTCGTCTTTACTCATTCCAATATGATCGCAAATCCACTTGTCCCCCTTCCCCATTTCAACTAACTCTGAAACTATCGTGCTCATAAGCTCTATATTGTGACTGCCTCTAGCTCTGTTATGTCTAATGGTTGATGCCATCCTATCGTGCATATCTTTGTTCAAAACAACAACAGGAAGCATGTCCTTCTCTCGCTCCCTTATGCGCTTACTTTCTTTTAATGTTCTAAATCTATGGAATCCATCGACTACGATGTAGAAATCCTCTTCTTTATCGTAGACTGTAACTACTGGCTGGGTATATCCGTCTTCCCAAATTGAGGTTTCCAGCAATGCCATTTCAGGAGGGGCGACAGAGTTGGGGTTATAATCGTTAGATTTTATTCTATCAATATGAACAGCTTTAACGTTATAGACAGGCGAAAGCTTATCGCTTGCAATATAAGAGCCATCCTCACCGTGAACCTCGTCACCCTGTAGCGGTGGGTTAAAGACGCAAATCAAAACAACCTCTTCTACTGCTTCAAAATAATGAGGATCATTTTTATCAAGAACATAAGTTACATCTGGCTCAATAATAAATTCTGCGCCTGTTTTTTCGCTTGTTAATATTCCTTTTCCACTTATGCAATAACAGCTCTCCAAATGCTCTTTGTAATGCCAAAACTGCTTGCCCTTAGGGGGGATTATAGTTTTTGTCATTGAGTAACCCATATTATCTGACTTAGTCAATATACGGTTGCTAATGAACCCGCCTTTTGGGCAGCTTACTATTTTTTCGTTGCTTAAATCTGACAATCTAACTATTTTCATTTTTCGCCCCATTCTTATTTAATGATTTATATTTTTTTTGTATTGATCTTTGCCTTTCTTGCTGGTGCTTCGCTGGCTGCAAGCCTAGATACTTACATGTATGATCATTTTTAAGTATCGTTATACAGAACCTTTTCCAGCTAGTTACGCTACCGGCGTTGCTTTTTAAGCCGTCTAGGTGATCAGGCGGTACCTTTATTATCACTCGCCTTAAGTTGCCTCTTCCATGTGGAGTGACTCCATTTAAGTGAAACTTTATACCTATAGATTTTAAATTGCTTATAATATCTTCGTTTAACCCGCGCCCCACTCTACCCCAGAATTTTATTGATTGGATAAAGCGCTGCTTAAAATTTGCTGATGACTGCTCCGGCAAAGTATCAATTAAAAACTTCACAAAAGATTTCCATGTATGACCATCTGGCAAAGAAAAGCTGTTGTAGTTAAGCTGCTTTCCGTACGTGGCTGTGAAGTTAGCCCCGCTCACTCTTGCGCATAACCTCGCCCACGTATGGCCGTCAATAACTCTATATAAGTTTAAGCTAGCCTTTGCTTCGCTCATAAATGGGCTGGCCACCCTCATTGTTTCGACTGGAACACCTGACATATAAAAAACATCGTAGAGCTTATTGTAAAGCCACTCAAACTTAGCATTTGAAGCCCATACGTCCGAGGTTCTCCAATCGAAAATAGGATAGCAGTTGTATGTGTGCTCAGTGTTTTTCTTTGTCCACATTAAACCGTCTTTCGTTTCTTTTCTGTCGTTTAGTATTGCCCTGTATCGGTTAAGGCTCTCTTGCGTTCTTATTCCGATTAAATTAGCGCAACTCTTTCCTTGACTATACCACTCAGAAAACATATCCCAAAATTCATCGTAGTTCATATTTTCAATAAAAAGATCGCCAAATTTGTGATTATCAATATTTACAATGTAGTCCTGCTTAGGCATCTCTCTAATCCATCTATGCTTATCTTTTTCTCCCCAGCACTGCCAGTCTATCTCATAAGAAGAAATGCAGCATGGCAGCGTCACTGGAAGGCAGCACCAATATATGTCGAGGTATTCAATATTGTCTTGTAATATTTTGTGCATAAATTGCAATGAGTACTCATAATTTGCTTCGTTATCTAAAATTTGAATTCCAAGCTTCTTGTCTCTGATGTTATTTTTTTTCATGTAATCCAAGCATAGGTTTAACATTACTCCAGAGTCTTTCCCTCCCGAAAAAGAAAGATAAACACGATCAAAGTTTTTGAATATAAAATCAACTCTCTCTAAAGCTGCATCATATACATTGACATCTTTGTAAACCCTTTTAAAGCCGTAATTGCTTTTTTCTATTCTCAAGTTATCCATATACCCCACTCTTTAGTTATCTGTTATTATCATGCTACGTATAACGCTTGTTATACTCTGGTATACATTCTATATATTTTATTTGTTCTTTGCAAGGTTCTTTTTTTTTATTCTCATAACGACCACTCCGCAATACTAACGCGCTCATTATATCGATTAATAACCGTAACCATTTTTGTTTTTATTAGCATTCCTTCGCGCCTTAGCTCGCTGATTCTTGCGGGTGCTTCAATTATTCCTAGTGCT